CCCTAGAATATTTCCCTCTTCGTCCTGCTCTACAATGAAGGTATCCTTGGCCATATGGTAGGCTACAAGGAGTTGTATTAAATCCCTAGGCCATCCGTCTAGTACCTTGCCGTTCTCCATTGCAATACAGAAGTCCACTACCTTGTTGATAAAGGTAATGGCTTCTTTCTGTTCAGCGTTTTGCAACGCTATTTGAACTGATTGCAGGAGAGGGTTCATTAACGTAATTTTTGATAGGCTTGAACTACATAGGAAATTCCAGTTGCAGTTCCTCCAGTGTACTCAAGGACACCATTTTCATTTGTAGTTACTACACAAGTAAATCCATCGTTAAGCCCTTTGACATATCCTCCACTTGCTCCCCAGCCAGGATAAGTGGATAATCCAGCTGGTTTTACCGTTGATCCTTTAGTCCTGAAAAATATATCTCCGCCAGTATCTGAGCCTTCAAGTTCCATTATAACTAATGCACGATTTGCACCAACGACCGAAGATAAATCTAAATCTCTATATGTAGAAGCACCGCTTACCTGTAGGCCAGTGCCTGTGGCCCCGCTGTACTTCATAGCGTATTCATCCACATAGGCCTTGATACTTTGCTGAGTAGCCAGTGCAGTAGCCGAGTCGGATACCATATCATCTTCGTCTAAGACATCTACCTCTGCTGGTGCAGCGGCAGCACCGCTCACGTTGCCAAGAACCTTGTAGTCGGCTACGTCTTCGATCTTAGCCTTGGTAACATTAGCATTTAGGATCTTTGCTGTAGTCACAGCATCCGCAGCAATCTTAGCTGTGCTGACACCACTGTCAGCCACTACAATCTGACCAGAGGTATTCACTGTAGTCGAGGCACTGTCAGTCGCTGACTGATCAAAGGTAGCTAGATCAACTAAGTCGTTAAGCTTGTCCGCCGTAAGTTGTTCTCCGTTGGAGAACGTTGTTCCTTTTTTTATTACTGACATATTACTGAGGGATTTCGGTTGCTGTTAAGGTGGAGATTGATCGTGAATGAAGATTATTTACAGTAAGTGTTGTGCCCCCATTAATGTAAACACCAACATTTGATTGGTTACTGCATTGCAGTTTATATGCAACTGGCGTTCCAGCAACATTAGTTGTTGGGTCAAGGTATGACCCCCCGCCCGAAGGTGCAGAGTAAGAGGAGGCTGTACTGCCCATAAATGAACACGAAACAGCAGTTCCAGCTGCATCACCAAGGCCAATTGGAATGTCATCACGAACAAACCTAAAGCGAACAGGGTAGTTCGCATTCGTTGACGTAGAAGAAACATCTGCACTAATCAAAATTTTAGAACTAGAAAGATTTGGTGTAATGCTAAGTGAAAGATCAGGAATATCAACCCAAACGTCCATTGGACTTTGTTTCTGAAACTTATCCGTCTTAATAGCCTGAACAAGATTTGGAATATATGTCTGAGCGTCGATATATGCCTTAATACTCTCAGAGGTAGATAGGTTAGTATCAGTAGCTGTAGCCATTGTGTCGTCGTCGATGACATCTGTCAGTTTAGCAAAGGTTACGTTGGCATCTAGGATCTTAGCTGTAGTAATAGCGTCGTCCGCAATGTCAGCCGTATCAATAGAGGCGGCAGTCAAGGCCGCCGTAGGCGAGCCAAGGTCATTGAGCTTAGTAGAGGTTACCGTTTCGGTAGCGGTAAATGAGTTCCCAGGGGTAATTGTAATTGTAGCCATATCTTATATTGCTTTGTTTGTTGATCTAAATGATTCTGCTCCAGCTACCTTGATTGCTCTGAATCTAGGTCGGCCAGTTGTATTGTTTAAAGTTACCTGCATTCCATATGCTCGCTTGTTACCTATTCTACCACGGACGGATACATCCTCGTCAGGTGCTAGGGTAGAGTTTGAATTAAGCTGACTAAGTGTACCTAAATCCACTACTGCGTCAATGTTTTCTAGCTCTGCGGTAATGCTTAGGTCGGAGGCATTGTCAGGGGATGACTGCACGTGCAACTCGAAGTTGTTCCAACGCTTGCGGTCCATACTCCCGATGGTGAACTGCCTAGTGGTAACCGAAGCTGGTATGTCGTGCGCTACGGTTGTCTCCTGTCCCTCGACAGGGATCTCGGTAGCAAGCAGGTCAACTGCGTCTACACGGGCATCTAACTTGTGCAGACCACCCAGTGTGTTCACTACGTATACTGCACGTTCAGACTTCTTACCTGCTACGATCAAGTTAGCGATGTTCCAGTTTGCGTCATCGGTTGTGTCGATACTCTCCCACTGCTTGTTGATAAAGTTAAATACCAGTATAGCATTGTTTACTTGGCTGTTGTCCAGCGGCACAGCCAGGAAGTACTTGTTGTTGAAGTAAACCCCTACGCTCTTGTCCCATACAGCCTTGTTGATCCGCTTGATTGTAGGGTCAATGTTTGAACTCAGTGGCACTTCGTTGCCACGGAGGTTGTACAGGTCCTGGAAGTTAGCACCGTATACACCATTGTCAGAAAGAAACAGTACATTGTTGCCTACCTGAATGATGCTGTTTCGTGCCACGCAACCTACTTCATTTGTGATTAGCTGTACGTTTGCAGATGCTCCCGCTCCGCTTACTAGGTGAATACTATTGCGGTTAAACACAAGTAGCTTGTCGTCCGAGAAGGAGTGCAGCCCTACATTGAAGTCCGCTGTACCTGCATTGAATCGGTACTGCCCATAGATCTGGTCGTATGTGTCAGAGTCCAAGATGTCGGAGACAATTATCTCGTCAAGGATTCCACGGAAAGTAAAGCTGTCTTCTGTGTCGTCTACGCTGTACTTGAATGGCATTACCAGCCTACGCTGGTGATATGCTGCGTATTCAGGTGCAGGCATATGAGTAAACCCAAGGCCAACAGATACGTGCTGCTGAAAAATAACATTAGTTCTATTTATTTCGTTAGGACTTTGTACAAAGAAAGAGATAGACAGTGCGCTGTCGTCTCGCTCTGCAACTACGTAATCATCTCCGACTACTAACAGGCTGTTACCAGCTGCTTCAATTTCAAAAACATCTCCGACACCCAGGCCATTCATAGCCGCTATTGACGCAAATGTAGCAACGGCTTTCCCGTCAGTAATATCTACGTTAGTAGGTGCCAGCTGCTTAGGCTGGCTGTATTCCCCGCTTGCTACCAGTTTAAACCCTGGGGATATAGTAGAGGTGGCGTCCACCGTATAGGTAGCGGCAGCCTGATAGGCTGCTGGCAGGTCATAGGTAAAGGAAGTACTGCTAGGTACAGTGTTAATCACCCAGCCTCCATTCGGATCTTCCCCTGTAGGGAATCCAGTTAGTCCAGCAATTGTAATTGCGTCCCCGATAACTAAGCCGTGATCAGCCGAGGTATTCACTGTAACTACATTGGATGCAGCAGGAGTACTTGCTGACGCAATAGCAATGGGGCTGAAGAACTTGTCATTCTCCAGTGCGGTCTGTCCGTCACGAAAAATGAACAGCCTGTTAAAGGCCTGTAGCATACTGCTGACGGGCGGCACGTTCTCGCCCAGGGGATAAGCCATAGTAACGCTAGTAGACGTATTTTGAAGATCAGTGGCTACTGCACTTATATTTGATGCCAGTATAATGAACTGGCTGTTATCTTGATTGGGATCACTGAAAGTTGTACTTGTGTAAACAGCCGAAACGTTACCTTGGTCAAGGATCATATTGTATCCAATCACAGAGGACTCAGTAAGCACCGTTAACTGCGGCTCAGAGCCTCCGTCGTCCAAAGCAAAGGGTAAGTTAAGGGGAGTACTATAAACCTCGTCAGCACCCACTAAGTCGTACGTAAGGGTCTGTGTATCTCCATTGTCCGTAACAGATGTAAGTGTATGCAGACCGTTGGGGTCCGTTGTAGTGCTTACTAGGTTCTCTACATAGATCTCGTCGCCTACGATAAATACGTGCCCAGGCTCTACGGCTGGGTCATCAATGACAATCAAGACTTCATTGCTAACTAATGAGGCTGACCGAATAGTAGTGGGTAGCAGTCCAACTACAGGAGGAATAGCAGTGCTCTCTGCTGTAGTAGGAAGACGTAGTACATTGTCACCAGAAGCAAATGGGGCCTTGATGAAGTCAATCCCTGGGCGGACCTGCCACTCACCATTCTTACCAAGTCTACCATTAGAGCTGTTAGCAAGCATACCAGCTGGAAGCTGGTCGGGTCTAGCGTAGTTATTAAAACCAATAAACCCTACGTCCAAGTCCTC